TGGAACCACCTTCAGTGTTTGCAGTAAGTGAACGTGCACCGACCGACACGTTAGAACCTCCTGTCGTATTAGCATCTAGTGCGGCTTGACCTATTCCAACATTAGAAGCGCCTTCGGTGTTTGCTGTCATAGCCTCGTGACCAATGGCTGTGTTATTAGCTCCTGTGGTAGTAGTCGTTAAAGCACTATTACCCACTGCCACGTTAGAAGTACCTGTGGTGTTTGAATATAAAGCTAAATAACCTACTCCTACTAAATTTGTACCTGTAGTGTTTGTGGCTAAAGCGGAACTTCCTAAAGCTGTGTTGTTAGCTGCTGTAGTGTTTGCTGTTAAAGCAAGATAACCTACTGCGGTGTTGTTGGATGCTGTTGTGTTTTCTTCTAAAGCGTTGTAACCCAACGCTAAGTTATTAGCACCTGTCGTGTTTTCTTCTAAAGCACTAGAACCAAATGCCGTATTTAACGCGCCTGTGGTGTTTCGATACATAGAAAAATAACCCGCTGAAGTGTTGTCATTTCCTTCCGTATTAGTTTGTAAGGCTGTCCTACCAAGAGCAGTATTGCGCGTTCCAGTAGTGTTTCCGCCTAAGGCACTTTGTCCTACAGCGGTGTTACTAGCACCTGTGGTATTAGCAGATAAAGAAAGATAACCTACCGCAGTATTGTCAGAAGCTGTAGTATTAGCATCACCTGAAAGACCACCTATAAATGTGTTTTGTACGCCTGTGGTTATTGCTTTACCTGATTGGAAGCCAACGGCCACGTTATAAGCATCAGCACCAGCGTTTTGTACTAACAAAGCCTGATGACCTATTGCTGTATTTTTACCGTGTGCGTCCTCTGCGCTAAGGGATTCTGTACCCAAAGCCACGTTCCCAGAACCAGTAGTAAGCGCATCGCCAGCAAGACCGCCTATTAAAACATTCTCAACTCCCGTGGTTACTGCGTTTCCTGCTTGGAAACCTACTGCTACGTTGTAATTATCTGTTGCAGAACTAAAATTTTGATTCGCTAAAGTAGCAAAACCTAAAGCTGTTGCCCTGCTTCCTAAAGTGTCAGCACCTAAAGCAGAAACACCTATAGCTACATTATAATCAGCGTCTGTTAAAGCATCTCCTGCTTGACCACCGATGAGGGTATTTTGAACGCCAGTGGTTACTGCGTACCCTGCGCTTTTTCCTATAGCAACATTGTAATTAGTAGTTGCTGAAGTAAAGTTTTGCTGTAATAGAGCATTATGTCCAATAGCAACAGAAGCACTTCCTAGTGTGTCAGTAGTAAGTGCACCTTGTCCTACTGCCACATTTTGGTCAGCATCTGTAAGAGCATCACCTGCATTAGCACCAACAAGAGTGTTTTCAACGCCTGTGGTTACATTAATACCTGTTTGAAAACCGACAGCAACATTGAATGAATTAGTTCCACTACTAAAATTTTGATTTTCAAGAGCTTGAGTTCCTATCGCTGTCGAGTGGTCTCCTTCAACATCAGATTTTAAAGCAAAATTTCCTAGTGCAACATTGTTCTCACCACCCACTAAAGCCGTTAGCGCGCTATATCCTAGGGCTACATTGTTGCTTGGAGTTGTAATTGCATCACCTGCAAGGCCACCTATTAGAGTATTTTGTGTGCCGGTGGTTATTGATTCACCTGTGCCATAGCCAATCGCTATATTGTAAATGTCTGCGTTAGATGTGTTGTTTTGAACTTGAAGCGCGGCGCGACCAATAGCTACGCTCCTGTCACCTGCGGTTTCGCTACTTAACGCTTCATACCCTAAAGCAACGTTATTGCTTCCGACAGTAAGAGCATCACCTGCTGAAGCACCAATAAGAGTATTTTCAATGCCTGTGGTTACTGCCGCACCTGCGCTAAATCCAACTGCTGTATTAAACGTATCTGCGCTATCAGTAACATTCTGTGCGGCTAATGCGCCATAACCTAATCCTGTTGCTTTATTTCCTGTAGTGTCTGCTGAGAGCGCAAGCACTCCTAATGCTACGTTGTAATCGCCTGTGGTTTGAGCATCTAATGCTAAACCTCCAACTACTGTATTACTAAATCCTGTGGTTATTGCGCCACCTGCCTCAAAGCCTACAGCCGTATTGAAAGCATCTGTAGCTGAAGTAAAGTTTTGAGCATTTAGAGCCGCATAGCCAAGAGCAGTAGATTTATTGCCTTTAGTATCAGAACCTAAAGCGGTATATCCAAGTGTTACGTTTTTTTCTCCAACAGTCAGAGAATCACCTGTTAGACCGCCAATGAGGGTGTTTAAACTGCCTGTGGTAATGGAAGTTCCTGCATCTTGTCCTACAGCTACGTTTAGCATAGAAGCGGCTGATGCAGGGTTTTGAGTTGCTAAAGCACCAGACCCAATCGCTACTGAGGAAGAACCAAGCTGATTTGTACTTAATGCGTTATATCCTAAAGCTACGTTATAGTCAGCATCAGTAATAGCATCACCTGCCAAGCCACCAATTAAAGTATTGTATATGCCTGTGGTCATTACATTACCTGATGCATAACCTACAGCAGTATTATATGCATCAGCTCCTGCATTCAAACTGTCTAATGAAGCATAGCCAATCGCTACGTTATATCCATTAGCATCTTCAGATTGTAAAGCACCAAAGCCTACGGCTACATTCCTATCACCAGTAGTAATCGCAGTACCTGCATTATCTCCTATTAAAGTATTATATTGTGCGCCAGAGACAATGCTGTTACCTGCGTTTAAGCCAAGGCGTAAATTAGACGTTCCTGCTGTAACTGTTTGAAATGACCCATCATCAAAAATTTTGATTAAATTGACACTGTTGGCAGAATTATTAATCCTAATTCCGTGTGTAGAGTTACCTATTAAGTAAGCAGCATCTCCAAAAGTTAAAGCACCTCCTAGATTGACAGCACCATCAATGTCTACAACATCAAGATTAGTTGTGCCGTCTACGTCTATATCGCCTGAGATGTCTAAAGAAGCAAATACTGAAGTGCCTGTTGCTGTAACTGAGCTATTAAACGTAGCCGCACCTGCCGCTGACATATCAAAAATTAACGCATTAATAGCCGACCCACCATCATTGCCTTGAATAAAAAAATCTGCATCAGAAACAGAACTTTTAATTGCAAAACCGCCTGTCAAGTCCAAAGCACCAACAAGAGTTCCACCATCTTTAAATTGAATATCCCCACCATCAGCATCAAGGATGATGTCTCCTGCAACGTCTATTGTTAAATCACCAGAAGATAAGTCTATTTCGGTTCCATCTATTGTGATGTTATCAACCACAACACCGGCATTCGCAGTGACAACGCCACCGGCTGCTATCGTACCTGAAATATCAGCATTTCCATTAATATCGATGGTCGTTGCGTTAATCTCAATCTCAGTGTCGGACACAAGATCCAAGACACCATCAGCACTTTGATGAATATAAGTGCCAGAATCACCAAACTGAAGTTGCCTGGTTGAATTTAAAAGTAAACCAGTATCGGCTACGTGCGTTAATGTAGTATCAGTATCAGCACCAAAACCCAAAACAGATGCATCTGAATTAAGCGTTAAGTCATCGCCAACAGTCGCATCAGCACCAACAGCTAAGTTACCGGCAAGCTCAATATCATCTAATTCATAAACAACAGCGCCAGATCCGGCACCATCGGTTGCTACAATTTTTGTTTGACCGGCGGCAATGACAACATTAGCGCCTGATCCTTGCGTGAGCGTTAGGGCCGCTGCAGTTTCATTACGCATAATCCAAGTGTGAGAAAGCGTATTAGGCGCAAGCGTAACCGTACACGCCTGACCACCGCCAGTTAGACGCAAGAATAAAGATCTGAATTCGTCAGCCGCACCATCAGCCATCGTGATTGTGTGCGTTGAGGCGTTAGCAATTGCCTCAGATCCCAAGCCTGTAGAATTAGCAATAAGCTCAAGATTAGTATTTGTAGTATCGCCCCAAGTTCCAGAACCCTCACCCGTGGCGAGTTCTGTTAGTCTTAAATCATTTACATAAGTTGCCATATGTCATTTTCCTCATCAAGCTACTTCTTCATAGTTTGGCGTCTGTGACGTGCTTATCTCTGATAAACTTGGCGTCTGTGACGTGGTTATCTCCGCATAATTAGGCGTTTGCCCTGTATCAATCTCTCCATATACTAAAACATTCGCCAGTGAAACGCTACTTTCCAATCCGTTTAAATTGACGATGCTTTTTGCAACCGTTGTGACATCACCAACGCCAGATGTAATGCCCTGACCCAAGATCGTGACATTACTATTTCCAGTAACGCTAGGCGCACCCAAACCACTCGATAACCCAAAGGTTGGCGCTGTAATATTCGCATCTGCCGTTGTTGTTGGAGAACCTAAACTTGCAGTAATTCCAGAGATAACAGGCAGATTTGTAATCGCCTTTGCAACAACCGTTGACGTGCCAAGACTGGATGTAATACTTTGTGTTGGTAATGTGACATTAGCCTTACCCGTAACCGTAAGTGCTGTGCTCAATGCACTTGTTACACCAAGACCCGTAACGCTGACATTTGCCTTTGCATCAACTGTTGCAGTGCCTAATGCAGCCGTAGCGCCTTGTCCTGTGAGCGTGAGATTTGCCTTTGCGACAACCGTGAGCGCACCAACACTAACGGTGCTAGATAATCCTGTTAATGTAACAGGTAGCGCTGTACCCCACGCACCCTCACCCCAAGTACCACGGCCCCAACCGTTGATATTAGCCATCGAGTTCTTCTAAGGCAAGCTTCAAGTTAGTAAGCGCACGAGTCATAATGTCTCGTGTCGCATCGGTCATAAAATCAGTTGGTAATGATTCTTCGATCTCTTTGATCGTTTGTTCTATCAGTTCTTTAGCAGTCATAGAGCGTCCTCCGTAACTGCATGATACCTAAAAAGCTTGTTGTGGCATACCCTGTATTTTTCGATTCAGTATTTTTTTGATCTTCTGCCAGGACAACTCAACACCATGCAAAGCATGAACCTCCTTTGATATGGCCTTCTCTTTCTTGTTTCGCGCTCGCAATGCATGAATTGTCTTGATAATCTCTTGCTCTTCAGGTATTGGATCAAGCAACTTCCGTGTTTTGTTGCCATGCTCTTCCTCAATCACGCGAAAGCCATAAGGCACAGAACCACCAATAAAGTAACCACGCGATGCCCAATCACATTTGCCCTCAGCAAAACGATCAGCAATGGTTGCGTGCTCTATCTCAGCAACCGCAGATAACACCATCAACATAATCTTGTTAGCCATATCGTTCATGTCAAAGCGATGGTGCAAGCCTTTTGCATCCTCCGGTCTTGGATACACTATCGGCACCTCACCAAACTGCTCACAAAAATACAAAGTAATACCCACCTCTTCTAGGTTTGGAATAATACCTAACAAGTCATTTGCGTTCCTAGATAACCGATCAAGGCGTGTGGCAACAACCACATCGTTTCTATCAATGACATCAGTTAATTCGCGTGATCCTTCTCTCTCTAGAATCGGTTTAGTGCCTGAAACACCATCATCAATGAAAAACTTAGTAACCTCTCGATTGTATTTTTCTTTTGCAAACGCAGAAATGGCATCTTGCTGCTGACGCAGTGAGACACCACTCTTGACTTGCTCTTGCGTTGATACACGAATATAACCATACACATTGTTAACAACTTTGACAGGTCTCACTTAACACCCCCAATAAATCCGTAATCAAACATTTGCTCATGTATTCTCTGCCAATCAATATCAAGCGGTGCATTATCTTCTCGACGATCAGCAAATATAACTTTACCGTCTTTCATGATAAATACCGCATTGTAGTTTTTTGGCACGCCATCATACTCAATATCAAGATCATACTTCAGACAAGTGCGTCGTACACGATTGAAGAATACTTTCTTCATTTTAGCCTTATCGCTTATCATTTTTTCCCTCTTCGTGAATGTTGAGCGCTGTGACAGCGCTCTCTAAATAGTTCAATACCACATCCGGCATAATATCAAACTCATACATCTGACAAGTCTTGACATGATTTTCTATGGCCTTTAAATCCTCTTTAGCCAAATCGAGGTGTGATCTTTTCATTATCCTGTAAGCCTTAAATTAGCCTTCGATCCTTTTACCTGCCTATTAAGTCCAACCGATCCACCTGCCTCTTGCCCTTTGTAATAAGCGCCAGAGTCAGAAACATAAGTTGGTCTTGCCGTGCGATAAGAAAGATTAAACTTGTGTTTAATCATGTCTTGCTTGATCACTACTAGGTCTTTTCCAGAAGACTTGGTGCTTGCTTGCGTAATTTCAGCCTCACGCTCTTTTTTAATTTCTGCTGCCCTTTCTCTAATAACGCTCACCATACCTACTTTGAAAGATTGTCTTTGCTCTCTCACAGAAAATACAGGATCAAATTTTCCTGAATAGTTACTTGAAATTTTTTCTGTTACGCCAACCAAGTAGTCGTGCATCAATAACGCAACCTGTACATCTTCTTTGGCGCCACAAAAAATAATTTCTTTTCCTCTTTTGTAGGGCAAGGTTGATGTTAGATCAGCGGCTGCCCAAGCAAGAGTCCACAACCACCTACTTCTTCTTGTTTCGCCTGTAAATCCTTTTTCAAAATCATCTTCCTTCAACTTCTGCGCCTCTACATCAGCAAACTCAACATCATACTTTCGCATCATTGCCTCAGCCTGACGTAGTGCAGTTGTAGCCTCTGTCTCATTACTAGCGTTGTGTTTAGCCATTGCTAAAAGCTTTGTGATCTTCTCGATCATTTTGTCTCGTTTAGTCACTTCGTTCTCCCTTTGTTTAGATTTAAAATTAGTCATTCCCTTAATGACAAAGACATTATAAACTATTGCGTGTCGTCATGCAAACCTTTATAATGCACTTATCAACCAAAGGGAGAAGTACAATGCAACACACAATTTTTGATTTAGAAGGTAAAGAGTTTCAAGAGTGGTTAAAGACCTGTCCAGTACACGTCGCAAGGGTAGAGGTAGATGAGTACGGTAACAGAGCGCAAGTTGTATTTATCACGGAAGCGTTAAAACAACTAGAGGAGGGTCGGTAAGATGGATAAGTATTTTACAACCCTAGATTATGCTTTGATCATAAGCGGTAAAGATATTAAAGATAAAAACCTTCAAGCAATATTTAAAAGGGCGTTAAAGCGAGATCATGATGTCGGTGCTGAGGCTAATTACATCATCAACCTGTGGAAAGAAGATCGGTTATTTGATTGACATGATGCCCATTGTTTCAGGATCAGGCATGGTTTGAAATCTATCAACATCTAAAAACTTTGCCTTTCCTGATTCTATCAACCTATCTATTTCTTTTTCTGCATCAGCAAAATTATCAGCCTCAATTTCTGAACCTAAACGATTGTTAAACCGATCCATTCGTGACTCCCTGCGATCTTGTCCGAACTCTCTAATCGAAATACCCAATTGCTGTAGCGGAGAATCTTGAGTTATGTATCCAAGTGCAAGATGCGCTGCGGCATCACCCTCACCATGTAACGCCTCCTTTTCAGGATATCGATCTCTTTGGCTTTGCGCCCACTCTAACTCGCTATCACTTATGCCAAGAATTTTTGACATAACTTTTTGACCACCTTGTTTAAAATCCTCTCGCGTAAGCGACATAATCCCAGAATCCATATCTTCGACTTCACCGCCGTTTGCTTTGTTTTGTATCGCCATGATTCCTTTATCAAGATCGCTATCTGCCCTACCACCTGCAGCCATTCCTTCTGGCTTGATACCTTCTAAAACTTCATCAACGCGAGGCTTGATTCTCGCCATCTCTTTATCTTGCACTGCAACCGCTTCATCATAGCTATCGCTATACTTTAATTTTGCTGCACCACTCTGACCAACATAGTCAGGATCGTAAACAAAAAATACAACGTCTGGTTCGCCTTTATTATATTTGCGGAAAACTTTTTTATCCCAACCAGGTGGTGAAAACTCGTCATTCCACGGTAATTTTGATACTGGTCTAAAGCCAACAGTTTCATAAATTTTTGGCAAGTAAGTGTTGAAGGCATCTAATTTTCTACCGCCGGCCTCAACTGCAGCCTCCAACATAGAGTAAGATCCACGAGGTGGTTCGTTAGGTGATGCGTAAACTGCTACGACGTCACCATCATTTTTAATAGCGAAACCACTGCCTGATTCTGTTTGAAACAAGCGCATATTTGCTAATTCTTGGGGTGATTTTATTTCGACTTGTGGTGCAGTGGGTTCAGTAGCCAATGATGCTCTCATTGCCTGATTATAATTTTCCGCGTTAGCGGAAGATTCGACTTGTGAAATACGCGGGTTGTTTAGACCCGCATATTTATATTCCTCAACAACTTTAGGATTAGGCTCTAAATCTAAAAGCCGAACGCCTTCATCTGTCGATCTAGTTCCTCGTAAGTAAGGTTCGGTCGATCCTCTAAGATCTCCATCATCAGCCCGTCCCGAAACCCGTCCGGCTGCTCGCTCGCTTCTGATAGCTCTGAGGAAGTCTCCTCTTCGCTCAGAAATGGCGTCCCGACTTTGCTGAGTCCTTGTAGCGCCCGATCGAAGACTTCCGTCGGGTTTTGCATTTTCGAATTGTCTTGCAAGCTCATCTAACTTCTCCCTTTGTATGCCTGGCATTTGATACCAGGGTTTGTCTTTGGCATCTGTAACCTTAAACCCTTTAGGCAAGATACCGGATTTGGGTTTCTTAACTTCCGTTAAAAAATCCTTCATCACTTCTGGCGTCATCCTAGAAACACTACCATCAGATAGCGGATATTCTACAACTGGCCCGTTCACCGTCATTCGGTAAGTAGATCCTGAAGAAAACGTACCAGGCTTACCTTCTGTAACGGCACCTCCTATGGTACTACCTCTTTTAACTGATTGCAAAGTAGAGTGAGATACGGCTTGGTTTCCTTCAACAACCCAAGTCTCCCAGTGCATCCTTCCAATAGAGGCATCTTCAGGTCTACCGACCATCGTATACGCTTGTTTGACTGTATCGTTTAATCCATCCTCTAGCGCTTCAGTCAATAACAAACCTCGCGGTCCTTTCAAAATGGCGTTTAGTCCACCTTTCCCCGCCCCAAGCTGCAGACCATCATAAATATTTTTATCACCAAATCGACCATCATTCCATAAATGACGCGATTGTATTCTGTCCATAACAAGCATATCGTCTTTACCGCCAACTAAACCGATAAAGCTAACCACCTTGTTGTCTATTCCAGGGGAGTCAGTCAGATTAAAAAACTCTCGCCTAAACTGCCGACCAGAAATATTTGGATCTGCCATCAAGCCATGCAATCTGTTTAAAACTGTTTCACCCTCGACATTGTTATTTAAGGCTTTGAGTAATCTACCCGCCTCGTTTGCATTCATCGTAACTTGTTTGCCAGGAGATCCTTCAGGTATTGTTTTTGCTACACTTTTTTTCCAAGAAACTAAATCATCATCTGTCAAATCACCGCGTGTTGCTTTAGCGATTAACGGTTTTGCATTATCCAAAATATCTAAAAACGCAGATTCTTGTTGTACAGGTCCGGCACCACGCGAAAGAATGCCCCATAACATTAAACGTCCCGTAAGCGATGGGTCAGACATTCCGCTGCTATAAAGATTCTTAATATCTTTTACATATCCAAAACCCTCATCAACACCGGCCTTTAACTCTGGTGTTAACTTATCAAGTTTTTCCGCAAGCAACTCTGGACGCTGCTTATAATTAATCGCCTCCAACGGAGGACTTGGTAAGTAATTACCGCCAAAAGCTTTCTCCTCCATATTCAGCCACTTTCTTGGAGAGTCCATCGATTGAGGATTTTTAGCCTTTACTTGATCTATATTTTGTAGAATTTGTTGTTTGTTCTGTGGCGTAAACGATTGAACAACGGGTATTTCTGGTTTTTGTCCCTTACCCTTGACTAACAACTCATTGGGCATGGCATGACCTTTTGCATCTTTAGGAACACTGCCACGATTAAATTTAATTCTATTTGCCCTTGCGGCAAGCAAAGGCGCGGATAGAACACCACTGATAGCGGTACCAACACCTGGTACTACTTGTGCTAAATCCCCTAAACCGCCTAACAATTGCAATCCGGCTATCCCTAAATCACCTTCCTTGACATTTTCTATCAGCGATGGCGCTCTTGGACCCGTTAACATCTCTTGAACCGTTGCATCAGGGGCAGGAAACTCAGGATATAGGCCTAAAATATCTGAAATACCCGCAAAGGGGACAAATCCACCACCAATATTGGCTTGTTGAGCCTCTGTCAGTAAAGGTTTCTCATCCTCTGGCCTTTTCTCTGGCCTATAAGCAATTAAACCTGGAACACCAGTGATAAAACTTTGATTCGAATCGTTCATTCTATGTTAAGTAAACCTTTTTCAATCAAAATAGATCTATTTCGAAGATGACCTTGTGCAATACTCTCCTTGCTCTGCCCATAATAAGCGACAGCCAAGTTTTCTTCTATCATTTTGTGATTAATATTGACACCATCAATAATTAACGATCCAAGAACACGACCAAACTTCCCTGTCTCATCCTTTTGCGTGCGTATAACGATAGATTTTCCGTTATCAACGGCATTTTCTAAAAATTTTTTCGCCAATAAACCGCATTTCTTCTCATCTAAGTCGCGTGTCCTAGATTCAGGGGTGTCAATACCGTACAAGCGCACAGATGTGTTGAACTGGATGCGAAAACCAAGATCAATAGTGCATACTATGCTATCACCATCAATACAACGATTGACGGAACAAGAATATTCGTACACGACTACTTACTCGCTTTCTTTTTACGGCGAACCGTCTTGTAAGCCTCATTCTTATCAGGGGTAGACTTGTCATCACCAACAAACTGACCCTTAGCGTTACGTGTCCTGACCTGAACATCCTCACTTTTGGTAACAAAATTTACCATTTTTCTAAACCAATTCATTGTGTAGCCTCATCTTTTTGAAAATAATTTAACAAAAGTATATCTAGCCAATCTTCTAAGGTCAAAACAGCCGTGACATGATTCTTTTTTTCAAGCATAGGATTTATCGAGTATAGGGGTAGCGTGACACGAATCGGCTTGTTGTTGAATTTCCAGATCAGTATGGGTGTCAAATCTTTTGCAGCACCACAGACCTGATTCCACCAAGCGGTTTGATACGTCCATCCAGACTTGTACGCCTTGCACTCAACAGCATGGCCTGGTATCTCAATGTCACACAGGTTAGCGCTCTGATATTGATCAAGATTTCGTTTGCACGTAACGTCAAGATTATTCTGAGCGAAGAAGTCATTTAAGCGATTTACAATCTGTCGCTCAAATGCCGCCCCTTTCTTGCGTGAATCTGTCATGCATCGGATTGTAACCGATAAAAGCGTTTTGCGTTGAGTTTTTTTAGTTTTTGAATGTACCAAACTCAGCTATAGCTATGCGCGATGGCCGACAGCGTCACAGGGGTGTACGGGGTTGATCAAAAAATGATCAATTCTGACCCGTTTTGGAACCCAATAGAGTCCCTAGTATCTCCTCTGCTCAGAGGGTTGGCTCGTATACGTGCAAAATGTCCCGTTTAAGCCACCATACGCTCGATTTGACGGGTTTTTTTGACCAAGGAGGGTAGTTTCTAGGATTTTGGCGCACGCAAGTAAGAGAGGCCTCTTACGTGGTTTAATCGTGTCCTTGTTTTTATTTCGTTTCCGCTAAAAATCTTTCGGATCGTAATCTGTTTTTGCACCTAGCAACTGGTTTAGTCTGTCCTTGATGTCGTCCTTACTCATTGCATCTATGTTCGCATTGATGTTCAGATTCTGGCTTCTGTGTATGTTCAGGCCACCCAACTGGTTAAGTTCTTTGATAGCGGAGACAGCCGCGTTGTAATGTCCCGCCTCAAAGCTTGTCTCTGCTATCTTCCACAACATGGTGCCAGTCTTCTCTGGCGTTATCGCATACTTCTCTCGCAACTCGTCTTGTTTCATACGAATTGCTTTTGTCACATTTGGTTGCGACTTACCGTTGAGCATTTTGGTTGCCGCACTCGCGGGATAAGAAAATCCCGCACGTCGTGCAGCTTCAGTCTGCCCACAAGCACCTTCGGTGTAATGCCACACGAAAGCGCTTTGCATATCAGTCAGTTCGAACTCATCATCAATCTGAAATACAGATGGAGGATTGACTAGTGGTTGTCTTTTTTTCCTTGGTCTTCCGCCTTTGTCCTTGGATACCATTTGAGTGCATCTACCTCTTCAAATAATTCTCTGCTTTCTGCATCGCTGAGTTGTCTCAATCCGAACTCTCGTCGCTCTGCCATGTTCTCTTCTTTCCATTTAGCGTAGATTGTTTCATCTTCCATTTTAGTCTCCTTTTTCAAAACAGGGTACAAGGTACAGGGTATCAACAGTGAACATCCTATAGAGCACTATATACCCCTACCCCTATATATATATATTATTATTATTATTAGTCGTTAAGAATATGTACTCTACCCTCCCCTCTACCCTCCAAAAACAGGGTACAGGGTACACAGGGTACTAGTTTTCATTCCAATTCATGTTTTTAAACTCCTTTGCCTCGATAGGACTATAATCCAAATCGTATAGTTTCTTGCCATTTGATTTGCGTGGCTTATATCCCTTCTCGTGTAATACCCTCGACGCTTCTTTGAAATCTCCGACCCTTGGGTTAGCGATTCCAAGATCTTTTAGTAGTTGAACCATCTGTACCGGTTCAGTTAGTTTGCTCTTGAAGTTTACTTGTTGTAACACTAACTCTTCAACCGCTGATGTTGTTCGGCTCATCTCGTTACTATTTTGTAGCATATCGCGCTCCTCTGAGGTGAGGAACCAATTTGCTCCGCCTTCTTGCGCTTTCTGCCATATCTCTGCCCAACACTGTTGCATATCGATATTATGCTTGAAGTTGATCTTTGTTACACGCACCGTCCAGAATCTCCGATTGCCGGTGCTATCTACTAGGAACTCGCGTTCATTAACCGATCCGAAGAATGCTGTGCGTCTAACATAGCGTGAGAAGGCTCGACCATAGGGTAGGCGCAACTCATCCTTTGCCTTGGTTAGGAAGGCTTTCAACTTATCTATATCGCGCTTGAAGGTTGATCCTAGCTCGCCTAACTCCACGATAAAGTGTGATAGTACAGAGCGCACACTATCCTTATCTGACGGATCTAGTGTTGCGCCCTCTAGAAACCACTCGTTATGTGGTAATAGACTTTTAATCCAGGATGTCTTACCGATGGCTTGTTTGCCTTGAAAAATCAGGACACCTTCTAGGTTAGCGCCTTTCTCTTGGCAACCAACTGCAGCGCATCCCATCAGCCACTTGCTCATGAGT